TGGCCGCTTCTTCCAAGATTGTGCGGTCGATGTAGTCCATTACCTGACCCCTCGCATTTCGACGGCTGCTGATCGACTCTTGCCGCGCTGGATCGCGCCACACTCAGTGCATCTATACGCGGGATATCGGGTCACGGCAGTAGTGGCGAAACCTGCCGACTCAAGTTGTTCGCAGCCACAGACCACACAACAGCGCACATCATCGCCGACGACTAGGCCCCAGTTCAGCGCGTTACCTAGGTAGGGCCGCAGTCGCTGAAACGCTAACTCGGTCACTTTCACGTCTTGCCGGTTATAACGCCGCAGCCGCGCCTGTGCTTTGACATCGCCGGCCATTGCGGCTTTCGCTTCTTGCGCGTTGTAATGCCCGTCCTTATTTTCAATGCCGAGGCGATCGCAGAGGTGGCGCAGCGACTTCGACTCAAACGAAAACTGTTGACGGGCGATTAGGTATAGGTCTATCGAACGGTATGGCGCCGGTAGGGGCAAATTTCCGGCCATTGCCCAGTCCGACCTGAGCCACTTTTCGTCGGCCGATTTGGAGTTGAAGCCGACGACATAATCGGCGTCGTTCATCCAATCCCAGACGGTGCGGGCTACGTGCCAAGGATCGTCGGGCTGCTCCCATGCGGCAACAAACTTGTACATCTTTTCACCCATAAAATGTCCGCTTGCGCACAGTGTTTTTGGCAACTGCTGCCATTTGTCTGGGTGAACGTAGTTGATTCGCCGAAAGTCACGCGGCTCCCACACGTCCATCGTGACTTCACCTGGCAGGCGCTCAAGGTCGATCGTCAGAATGCGCGGCTGGGCTTTTTTGAGGTTGCGCGCGAGATCACCCATCACACAAGCACAGCCCTCGACGATGGCGCGAAACTGTCATCGCTGACATTTGCACGCCGGTCTCGCGTATTGCGCGGGCAATGTTTTCTAACTGCATGTCGCTAGCAATGCACTCGCGCAAAGCCGCAGCGTCCTCCTCGTCGAGGGTTTTTAGCAATTGCCCTACGGTGCAGCGCGGGCCTTTGACGACAGCTCGTGCCGCTTCAGCCTCTAGCGCGTTTTTTAGCTTCATCGGTGCCCCTTCGATCATCTAGTAAATGTCGAACCGATCGGGTTTGTCTTTTAGTTCTTTGGCGAAGTGATAAGCGAATCGACCAATGAACGCGCCACCGATGGCGAGGCCGAAGAACATGAAGCCCACGGCCACATCCTCGGGCTGCATCACTTGACCTTCGCCGCGTAGGTCGGATAGGCATCCCACCACTGCTTAAATCCAGCCTCGGCGCTTACTGCGCCCGATTGTCCAGGCATGTAGGGTGGCGGCCACCCATCCCAAGAAAATGCGTAATCGCTTGCCACGCCGTTGGCGTCGGTGGTGATCTTTAAACCCCAGTCAGACCAAGACAAGTGTTTCAGTGCGAAGTCGAGGTTGTTTTCGGCGTTGAGCATGGCGCGCATATCCGAGCCGTAGAGCCTTGCTACATCTGGGTAGTGCCGATTGTTGACCTGAAATAGGCCGGTGTCCCAGTAGGGCGCCTGATCGGTTGCCCAGCCATTGTGGGGCGATCCCGCGGGATAAATTTCTGAACTACTGCCGCCGGATTCACGCATGGCGATGGCAAACCAAGCGCGCTCATTCGGCACCTTGTGCGCGCGTAGGAACTTGATAAGCCAGTCGGGGCCGCTGCCAGTAGCCACGGCCGGCGTCGTTGAGGTCGAGTGCGTTAGGTGCTGCATATGCAGTTGGTGCGCGGTCAACGGTGCGGGCTTTGGCGGTACTGGCTTCGGCGGTAGCGGTGCTGGTGGCTTCTGGCCCGTGTTGGCCAAGTGCGCCAAGTGCGCTTGATGCGCCGACAGTGGCGCCTTCGGCTTTGGCTTAATGACGTTAATGATTTTTTGCAACGGGCTAACGGTCCCATCGGGCTTAATGCCGAGGCGCTTGATGACGTTGGCGACATCGGCGGCCGTCGTATTGCGTAGCGCGCCACGATCCCAGCCCTGCGACAGCTCGGTGTGCATACCGTCGCAGTACGGCGGCTTCCACCATTCGCCGTTAGCAAAAATGCGGTGGCCGTCGCTGGTGACATACCGGCTCAGGATCTTGTCGAGTTTGGCTTTCTCGGCGGCCGTCATATGTGGTTGACCATCGGCCGGCAGAACCGTGTCGTATAAAACGTCGCACGCCGAAGCACTCGCATGGTTGGAAAATCCTGCCCCAGGCACTCGGCTTTGTCGAACTTCCCAGCCGTCGATCGGACCAGTCTTAATCGACATACGCGGCCCCATTTCCTTCTGCCATGCAGCGTAGAAATGCAAAAACACGGGCAGACAAGCGCGCGCCAATGTCACAGGCCGACCAACGCCAGGAATGATGCCAGTTGCGATTCGCGGGTCACCGTCGTCCAGGACGGGCCAACCGTTAATAGATGTGGCCATGTTCAAGCCGCCGATGTAACGGTCGGGTCGGTGGGCGTGGCAGCAGGTGCAACCTCCGCCGGCTGAGCCTCAACGGGCACGTCAACAGGTGCGTTGACCACGGGCGTGGGGTCGACAAGAACCGGCGAGTACGCGCTAGAGCCGATGCCGTACTGCGTGGTCAGCCAAGGCGTGAGGTAGTTAAGCGCCATAGGGATTGCAAAGCCGAGCAGGGCGACGACCTGAGGCGGTAGACCCCAATTCGTGTAGTCGGTCTGTACCCACTGGATTAGCGCGGTGAAGCAAATTCCAGCGGCCACTAGAACCGCATGGCGCAACGCTGGGGGCATCTTGTCGAGGATTCCGGTCATTACTTCACTCGCATTCTTCTAGATGGGTTTGCTCGCAGTCACGAGCCAATACGGGCACGGCGAAAAGGCGCTCGCAGAGTGCGCAGCGCCAAGGGTCGGCTTGAGTCAATGGGCCAAGACGTAAGACAAAATGGCGGCCAGTAGCACCACGACGTTGGTACAGATCAGCCCGACGAGCCAGCGGCGAGATTGTGCAGCTCGGGCATCACGCTCTCCGAGGTCGTCGGTGGTCACAAGTTCGCTGCGCTCAACAACGCGCAACCTGTCCTCGTGGTCGTCGATCGTTCGGTCAAGGCGGTCGATACGGCCATTGAGCGAGTTGATGCCGGCCTCGACGCGGGCCAAGCCCTGGGCGATGGTGACAAGTAGGGAGTGATCGCTGCTCTCAGTCATCACTCATTCCTTAATTTGGGATGTAGGGGCTAAGTTGCAAAATCGTTTGCCACGACGTTGCAGTGATCTGATGTGTCACGCCTTCAATGTGGAAATCCATTGTTGTCGCGGGCGCGGTGGCTGGCAGATTAGTAATGGTCACCTTTTCGCCGGGATCAAAATTCATCACGTAAGGAATCAACGAAGGATTGGTGAATACGTCCAAAGTGATAGAACCGATACGTGCGCGCGGGTAAGCGTAACGGGCCAAATAGTTGTTAGCCGCAACGCTTAAAGCAGTATCACTTGCAACCGGAAATGTGATGGTTGAAGCCGAAGTGCGGCGACGATAACGAGATTGGCTAACCGAATCCTTGTACGTATTTGACGGGCCGCCTGGATACGTAGCAACAATCTCGTTCACTAAATGTTGTCGATCAACTTCGAACGTCAAATTTGTTGAAGCGATCGGCCACAACGTTGTGCCCAACGTTAAAGCACTTGGTGACGCTAAACGGTCAGATGCCGCCATTGTCGTTACTGAGTTGAACGCATCAATGTAAAGCAGACCGCCATCACCGAGCATTGCGTCAGAACATGCTTGCCACGCATTTACCCCTGCGCACACCAAAGGCCCGGTGAGCGGGCCTAAGGGCGAACTTGAACCCGTCGCCGATGATTGGTCGTTATACGTGCGCGAAGTCAAATTGCTAGCAATTTTCAATTCTGCGCCGCTTACCGTTGAACGATAAACGTTGTATGAAACCGCTCCTGTTACGGCTGGCCATGTGACGACGTTGTAGCGAGAACTGGATAAAATGGCCGCGCCTGTAGTAATGACTCCTTCATCACCGGCGCATGTTTCGCCATTGGGCAGGTTCGCTGAAATTCGATAGTAGTAGGTGGTGGTTTCCGCAATTCCCGAATTGGTAATGGTGGGCGTTGCGGCGCATGTCATTGTTCCAGTGGCGCGCGGAATGTTTGGGTCAATCCAGTCAAGAATTCGACCAATTCGTGTTTTGATTGTGTCAGTGGCAAAACCGTTTGCCGCCACCAATGTCAGGGCAGAACTGTTTGCTGCGCTGTATGTGGTGATGTATGAGCTATCAAAAATGGCAAAATCTGAAATGCTGCCGCTGAATGGCCCCCAGTAGGGAGTTCGGCTTGGGTCTTCGTAACCAATATATGCGTGATCGCTGGCATGACCATTAGAAGCGCCTGGCGAGATTGTGCTAGGCGTAAAAGTTGAAAAAGCGGTTTCAACTCCATCGACATATAGCGATTGCCTTGAAGTTGATATTCTCAGCTCTACAACGTGCGGAAATCCGTCATTGAAATAGGGCTGTTTCTCGTATGGCTGGCCGCCAATAATTGTTGTGTTGGCATCAAGATTAGTTTGACCGCTAGTCGTTGGAAAATTTGCGACCAAATGGCCGCCACTCAGGCCGATGTTGATTTGGTAATTGTCGCCTTGGGAGAAGAAGTATCCGCTGTTGGCTAACGTGCGAAACGTAAATCGAATCGCATATTGAGACCCTCTAACAAATGTGCCAGTTCCACCCGTAGCCAACACGACGGCCGTTCCAGCATCATAAGTTGAACTGGTCGAATCAATGTATGGCACGAAATTGCAGCACGTTGCCGGATTGGTCACCGGAAACATTGGGCTATCGCCCAAGTTAGCCAACGTAAAAGCGGTAATTCCTGAGCCGCTTGACGGTTTGGCGACAAACGGGAAAATTTCGCCCGTTACTTGATTACGAACGCCGCTCGTCGCTGCCGGTTCGCTGAATGGGACGAACACTGTCGGGCTTTGATGCATCGTCCATTCAATGTATGCAGCTCGTAACGACGTGGTGAGCAATTGGTCTTGTCGATCAATGACGCCATACGTGCTTGAAGCATAATCAAATTGTCCAGAATCAAGAGTTGCCGGAATTGATTCAATGTTGCCCGTAAGAATTCGATAGGGAGTGCCGTTAAACGTGGCAATCGCTCTAATCTGCTTGTCGGTGGTTGCGGTGCTTAAACTCACCGACGCCGAAGCATATTGCGTTCCATTCCATGCACAGTTAGCCGAACTGCCGTCAAAAAATGTTCCTGCGGTTGAGGATGCTTCAACCATGATTTGATCAAAATCAAAAGTTGCACCCGAAGGCAACGCTGCGGTCGGGTTGAATTCGATATAGAGCTTGGCCGTATTTGGCGAGGTAAGGAATGTCTGTGAAAGCGTTACCCATGATCCGTTAACGGATGTCACATATGTTGGTGAGTAAAAACCTCCCGTTGACGTTCCGCTGGAATCGTACATTTCCAGATACACATTCCAGCCATACGTTCCGGCTGTTTGTTGACGAATTTTCGTCTGAACTGTGTATGTAGTGTTTTGCGAAACAGATAAAGATAGATTTCGTGGAGTGTAAGGAATTCTGATGCCGGAACCGCCAGCAGATGCGACATAGCGACCCACATAGCCGCTGTTTCCGTTGGCCATTGTCGCTGACGTGCGAGTTAAAGTCCCCGAAACGGGCGCCCAATAACTCGTTGCACTTGTTGACCAAAATGTTGCGTAAGGCATCAAATTGGTGCGCTGTTTGGGGCCGTAAGAATTTGAAGTATTGTCGATACGAATTTTGCTCCGAGTGGGAACTATGGTGTCTAACTCATACGTCCGACCGCGAGGCCCAGTTTCGATTCTTTCGACTGAAGCAATCTCATACCAGGTCGGGCTTGCCGCGTCGGGGCCATCATTCCATGCAGCTTGAACAGAAAAACTAATCGGAGTATTAACGTTCGATTGAACTTCTGCTTGCGCGTATGTGTTGTTCAGTATTTGCGTGTCAACTGTGTACGTACTTTGGACCGCCACGTTAAGCCCCTGTCATTGTTGCTGTTGCCCCATTTGCAGCCGACATGTTGGCACTCGATTTATTTGCATTAGTCATGCTGGAATTTGATGCGTTACTTACGGCCATTGAGCCGCGCCGATCGGCGATTGCGGCAACAGCCGCCGTTACTGTCGCAACCGTCACGCCCGTGGCTGTAACTGTGCGCGTAACCGTCACGGCTGCGGCGGTCAACGGAGTTACCGCATAGGCCGCGATGGCGTTGTGCGTTGCGGCGCTTTGCCCGCTGGTGCTTGGCGTGGTCGTTGTGGACGAATCGGCTAGGACTACTCGAACCGCTGCGGCCGAGGTTGTTGGCGAAACGGTCACATTGGTCGCACTGGCCGTAACGATGCGCACGCCAGTTGCAGCCGTGGTTGGGCTAGTTGTTAGGGCAGCGTCGGCGCTCTTGGCTGAGGCGCTCTGTGTGGCTGTGGCGGTCGGTGTCGGCGATGTCGTAACTGATGCTGTAGCGGATTGTGTTGCCGTTCCGCTGGCCGTCGAGGTCGGGCTAGTAGTAACTGCGGCGTCAACGGCCCGCACCACGGTCGCCGAGGCGGCGGGCGTTGAGCTGATCGTCGTTGAGGCGTTAGCGGATTGAATCGCAGCAGCCGCAGCGGCGACGGTTGGCGAGGTGGTAATGCCCGTGGTTGTCGCTGGTCGAGTTACTGACGTGTCTGCGGCGACGATCGGCGAATTAGTGACGTCGGTAACGGTAGCGGTCTGAGTGGTGCCGCCTGATCCTGTTGTGACCGTTAGGTAAGACTGAACAGCCGTGGCAGTAATGATGGTTTGACTATTTGACCCGATGGCAGGAAACGTGCCCGATGGGTAGTTTCCATCGACCACGATGAGTTGGGTTGTACCACCTTTATTGATTGCAGTGTTTGCGGCAGTTGTTCCGGTGGCAGTTTGCGCCGCCGGAGTTCCGTTTGAGTTGGGCGTGCTGAAAGTGAACAGCAATGTGGTCAATTGCGCGGGCGAACGATAGTCGGCCAAATTCGCGGTTGTGTTGTAACTACCCGAATACGCTTTCAACGACCACGGAGTACCAAAGGTGGTGTTTTGAATTAGTGCGGTATATGTGACGGCACTAACTGTCTCTCCAGTTGGAATCGCCGACGTGTCAAAAGTTTGCCCGACTTGTCTAGCGTTCCACGATTCGTAATTTTTGTTTCCTCGGTCGGGCAAATGAGTCATTTGGACAACTGGGGAGGATGACGGTACTTGAAAAGCGTTAACAGTTGCAGCACCTGAGCCAGCGGTGCCCGCCTGAGTCAGATACGTGACATTTGAAGAATTTTCCGTGTATTTAGTGAGCATGACGCCACTACTGACAACTAACGCACAAGTGTAGGTAGCCATTAGGCACCGGCCGTCAAACGCACCAGATCACCGATAAGTCGATGAGCCGTACCGATCGGGTCGCCTCCATGTTCAAAACCCGACCAATGCAAAGGCAAATCCAGTGTCACGTCAACACCATCAAAACTGCCCGCAGCGGTCTCAACTTTGAACGTGTCGCCAAAAGAACTAAACCCACCGACAGTTGCCAAAACCATGCCATCGCGGAACGTGTGAGGATCGCCGGCCGCGAGCAGAGCATCAGCCATATCTTGAGCTGCGCTCATCAGTTCAACCTCTCGGCCGCCAAGTTAATATCGAAAATTTCGCGCACATCCATCGGCACAAACTCAACCTGCGTGCCGGTCGTCAGTTCAATCACGGCTATGCCAGGCTGCGCCAACGGGTCGGTGGTGATCTCAGGGAACGCCGTCAAACGGCCCTGTGAGATACCGACAAGCAGGTACTGGCCGAGCTGCACAATGCCGCGAGTCCAACCCGACAATGTGGCTACAACGGTGGCCGCAGTATCACCCGGCGTCCACTTGCATAACTGGCCGTGACCCGAGTTAGCGAAGTAAACCGAATCACCAACGATCGTGGGCGAGTGCGGGAAAAACAAGTTATGCAATACAACCTGATTGGTTTGCGCGTCGATGAGTGCACCACGCTCGGCTTTGGCCTCATCGCGCCAACCCTGTGAAACATCGGAAATGCCCAGCGCGGTGACGTACTTAGGCAAGCCGTTAACGGTGGCAACGCCGTTCACCCATGAGCGAGCATCTGACGTTCCAGCGGTGACGCCTGGCACCGTCCACACAACCTCGTTGACGCCGAAAGCGTGGCGGGTTAATGCCGACTGGTACGACGCGCAAGCGATCACCGAATCATCAACGGCAAAACCGATCTCGTGGCTGTCGGTGTTCGGCACGTCAAGGACGGCTACGCGGTTGCCCGTGGCCTTGTCGTAGTAGTACAACGACGTATGCGAAGCAACGGCCACGTATTGCCGACCTACGGCAAGCCCTCGCGCGTTGTCAATGTCAACTGATGACCAAGTGTCAGCCTGATATGAGAAAACCTTGTTTTCAGAATGACTTGATACCAGTAGCGCGTTAGAGCCAAGGGCTTGCGACAGAATCGCGCCCATGATTAGGACGCGGTGGTGAAGGTTAGCGAAGAAGTGGTGATGTTCAGGGTGTCACCCGTTGAGAGGGTTTTGCTAGCAAGCAAAGCCGCTGACCAGAGAAAGTTTCCGGCCGACGATGCATCCCAGAACGAGATGTGCGTGACAACTTCGCCGTTCGTACCGGCCCAGCTCGTAAATGATGGGGTATTGGAAAGAGTCAAAGCGCCACTGCTTGCCGCACCGAACGTTGCAGCCTGACGAGTTGTAACCGATGAAACACTTGTAGAACCACTCGAGCCTGGATTTGCAGTATGCAATTGCAGATATATTGCCGAAGGTGCTGTGTAGGTCGTGCCCGCCGCACCGCCGCGAATGACGTTGAGCCACGAATTAGCAAGGGTGGTTGATACGCCAACAGCCATTAGTTTTCTTCCTTATCGGTAGCGCGGATAACTTCCGCTTCTGCGGTTGCTTCAAATTTGAGAATGATTTCGGGATTACTCACTGTGCCCCTTATGGTCGTCGGCGTGGAATTGTTTCGCCGTTGTTTGTTCTGCGTTGAATTTCTTGGATGACACCGTTGGCGACAGTTCGGCCAACATGGTCGGCTGAAGCGGGGTCCATAACCAGGCCGCCCGCGTTGATATGAACATGCACGTTTTGATGAGCTGCCAAATTCATGCTTTGGTCACTGTCGGGATTGATCGGCAAATGCGAATTAACGCCAATAATTTGATCGGGCAATAAGCCCGCTTCACTCAATCGACGCATGAATTGCGGCATGGTTGTAGCGTTCATACTGTCTAATACGCCGCCCAATAAAACGGCTTTTTTGTGCGCCTCACCCATGTTTGATTGAAAGGTTCCAAAAGCTTCAGACGCTTTATTGGTAGACGTTTCAACGCGCAAATGCGCCTTTTCCAAATCAAGTTCATGTTGACGCAAATCAAACGCGCTAATGCCGGCCTCATGTTCGGCATCATGCAAATTTTTAGTTGCCGTCGTCACGGAGGAGCGAGCCGCCGCGATTTTGGCCGCAGCATTTTGCTCAGCCGCCGTTACAGCAGCCCGAGCTGCCGTAATTGCTGCCGCTGATTCCTTTTCTGCTTTAGCAACGGCGGCGGCTTCAGAAACCGTGTCTTCGGCCCGTTTCTTCTCTGCTTCCGCTAATTTGCGCCTAGCGTCGTCAACTGCGTGCGCATCATTTACTCGATCCTGATCCCGAGCGTGCCGCGCTTCTGCCAACGTTTTTTCGGCTTGCGCAAGTTCGCGTTCATCTTGAGCCATTCGGTCGGCACGATTTTGCGCTGACGTTTGCGAATCCTGTTGCGCGCGTTGCAGTCTTTCCTGCGCGTCTTGAAAGGCGCGGCTGGCCGCATCGCCGCCAATTCGTCCAGCGCCAATATCTTCTCGAACACGTTGCAAATTCTTTTCAGCGTCAGCAACGCTACGCGCCGATTGAACGTCTTGTTCTTTGTCTTGACGAATTCTTTGCTGAATGTCAAGAATTCGGTTTTGCGCCGAAACGATAGCGTCAGAGTCGCGCTGAGCATTGTCGGCCTGGCGTTGCGTTGCCGAGGTGACCGCTTCAGAAGCAGAAATGACGGCTTCAGAATCTGATTGGGCAGTATCGGCTTGATGCTTGCGAGCCGCCGCAATCTTTTCTTGACCGCTAATGATTTTGTCGGCAACGTCGGCATTTGCTTTGGCAATTGCCGTTGCGCCATCTTGCTCCGCTTTGACTAAATCGGTATTGGCTTTAGTCTGCGCGGCCTTGGCATCGGCAATATCTTTTGCCTTTTTGGCTTCAGCGTCGGCAACCTTCTTGGCCCAGTCAACTTGCATCTTTTCAAGATCAAGCTGTGCTTGGGCTGCATCAATGTTGGCGGTGATTGCGTCCGTGGCTTGTTGAGATGCCTTCGCTAAATCTTCTGTCGCGGCAGCATTTTCGCCGGCTTGTGTTGCCGCTGCCGCATTGTTTTGACCAATGAAACCAAGTACTCGGGCGATGGTTTCAAAAACTGGAACGCCTGCCGTTGCGACATCCAAGAACTTAGTGATGCCGATAAGCATGTTGTCAAACGAAACGTGATCAATTGCCGTCGAAATCGTGGTAAGAGCACCTTGAACGACGGGCAACAATTGTTCGCCGAATTGCAGTTTGATCTTGTCAACTTGCATACCAAGTGCTCGCATTGAAACTTCAAGTTCATGCGCAGCAACAATGTCTTTTTCGGTTGGCAAGAAACCGTTAGCGGCTTCTTCCTTTAATTTTGCATATTCTTGAGAATTCATGGCCAGCAGTGGCGTTAAGGTCATTGCCCCTTTACCAAATGCAGCCGTTGCAATAGCCGCTCGCTCAGCAGCCGAACTTGAAGAACCCAGCCGATTGAGAAGTTCATCAAGCACAACATTGAATTCTTTATTGGAGCCGGAAGCGTCCCGAATTTCAATTCCGTACTTTGCTAATTTTCCAGTGCCCAAATTTTTGTCGAATTTGAACATAAGTCCGGCGGCTTCATCAGCACCAATGCCCAGAAGCTTAAACTCATTTACCAGTAAACCCGCTTCACGCGCGCCTAGTCCGGTAGCAATTTCCATGCGACGAACGCCATCGGCGTAGTGAATGAAACCTTCAACGGCTTTGTTGATTACTTCAAGAACTATTCCTGCGGCAACGGCAAATGCAGCCACGCCAGCGGCGGCACCTAAAGCGCCACCAGACAAGCCGCCAAGCATTTTGTTTAACGCATTGATTTGCCCCGAAGCTGCACCCGAAGCAATACCGAGTTTGCTGGTAAGTGCGCCCGCGATTTCTTCAACGCCCGTTGCGGCGGTCTGTCCAGCGGGGCCAGCGGCAACCAGTTTCTCAGTGAAAGATTCCATCTTTACGGCTTCAGTCTCAGCGACCTTGCCGGTGGTTCCCACCGTCGTGCCTAGTCGACCAAGAACCGCCTCGGCCTGGGCTGCATCGGCGACAACGATGATTTCAACTTTGGCTGTAGCCATGTCGCCTTCCCCTAGCCGTTAAGGCGCGCAAATTCTTTTTCAAGTAACTCTTGAACGCGCGCTTGCTCTTGGTCACGAATGATCGGAATCATTTCCCTAAATGCGGGCCACATGAAGTAACCGGCGGGCAGATCGTCAACTGTTCTGCCATGACTTGACCCCAACGCGCCCAGTTCGTCGCCAACGGCCGCCGAAGTGGCATTTCCGCGCCAGTCTTTAAACTGGTTCCACCCTTTGATTGTGCGGCCGCCTTCTTTGATGACAGCAACCGCTTTGCCCTTTCGGGTAAAAGTTTTGTAACTGCCATCTTTTTGCCTGCGCGTGTATTGCGTTGAAGGGCCGTGAATCTTGGTTACTTTGCTAAAGACTGTGCGCGGCAAATTGTGTTTTGCTCCCCACTCCGCGCCCAGTGCAAACGGAACTGCGGGCGTGCGCTGCAAAACCAATTTTGCTGAAGCCGCCGATGCTGAAACATAGATTGCATCGGCGGCCGTCGCCGCGTGCTTGTCAACTCCTGAAGCAATCTGCTGTGCCTTGGTTTTGACCTCGAGGGCGGCGGCGTAATTACCCGCCCTCAGTTCTGGGTCAAGCTTCTTTCCTGCGGCTTTAGCTTTTGCCTCTAATTCCTTCAAGCCAACGATTTTGATTGCTTCGCCATAATTGGCGGGCATGACTACAGAGCCGTATCCGAAGTAACGTTGGTGATAGTTAGGGCCGAGTTGGTGCCATCGTAAAGGGCAACAAACGGAACGGTTTGGGTGAGAATGTCAGGGCCGGTAACGTTCGGAGTGTCGCCGTCCAAGAAAATCTTCGGCATGTCAATCTGCACCGAATAGGGCGTGCTGGTGCTGGCAATGTAATCGCCAATTACCTTGAACTGGAATGCAAGGCCAGTGTCTGCCGCGTAAGCGGCATACAACGCCGACAAGCTAGTGAACTCGCATTCGAGGGTGCCAGTTACGGTGCGGTAAGCGTTGTCGACTTGTTCCGCCTTGACGCCCGACGATCCCAAGTAGAACCGATCGGTCTTACTTGGATTGGTTGGCTTGACTGAAAACTTCTTGACAGCAGCCACGGCCGAACCGCCGAGGGTCAAGGTGTTTGCGCCAGTAAAGGCGAACGGAGCAGCCGATAAAACGGCAGTGTACGTGGGCGTGGTGAGCAATGGGCCGAAAGGTGAGCCAACACCGGCGGTGTTGCTCTGGTCGTTGTAATTCGTGGTGGAAACGTTGCTGGCAATTTTAAGTTCAGCGCCGGCCGTGCTTGATCGATACACGTTGTACGACGTTGCGCCAGTTACAGCTGCCCAAGTGACTACGTTGTAATTGGTTGACGACAACGTGGCGTTGCTCAACGCTGTTTTGAATTCGGCACCGGCCGAGGTTTCGCCCGAGGCCAAGTTCGCCGACACGCGGTAGTAGTACGTGGTACTTCCGGCGGTGCCGGTTTGGGTGATACCCGAAATCGTAGGCGTGTTAGCCAAAGTGATTTCGTCGGCAAAATCCATGCCCAAGTTCAACTTGAACAACTGATTGGTGGCCAATGACAATTCGTAATCGACAATCTTGCCGCCGGTGTAGGTGAACGGGTTAACCGTTCCATCTGCGGAAGGGCGACCAATCTGCGCCGTCAAAGACAAGCCTCGACGTGATCCAAGTGTGAAAACCTGAGTGTAAACGCTGCCCGAATTGCTGATTGAGTTAGTGCCAAGCATGTGGTTGAACAGCAAACCCATGCCTTGATTTTGAACGTCCATCGTGATGTTTCCCGTTGCTTCGCGAGTTGCGATACGACGGTTGGCGGCGAATGGTGACAAGATGCCTGAGCGCAAACCCATGCCTTGCACGGTTGTCTTTTTGCGCGAAACCGTGTCGCTATCGAAGGGCAAGAAGCGACTAATTGTTGCTGGAGTGTTCCAGGACGACTCGACTCCAAAACCAACGGAGGCGTCTAAGCCAGTTCCGAGATTAGCCATTTAAGTTCGTTCCTTTCAGGCAGCCGGAGCGGCTGGGTCAATTGGGTCGGCGGGTGCTGGATCAACTGGCGCGGGATCAACCGGAGCGGGCTTCTTGCCGCTTTCGGGTGCGTATTGCCAAAGGCCATCGCCGTAGCCAACGAGGCCGCCAGCCTGGTCGTCGTCAACTTCGACGACATCGCCCTTGACAACTAGGCCAGTAGGTTCGGTTTCAACTTGCTCGTCGGGGCCGACGTAGACAATGCGGGCCATGATGGCTTTTCCTTTCGGGGGTCTTAGACCTTGGTGAAAATTGAGAGGTTGCAGTCGAGCATTGAGCCGCGGCCTTCGGCCACGTTGAAATCTCGATCGCTGACGCGCTCGAGATTGACCGTGTAAGGCGCGGAAAGGATTCCTTGCCACGGGTTGCCCGTGCGCAAGTAGCCTTGGATGGTGCGGTAAATCTGAAATGAGGATTCGGTCGCAACTCGTTGCGCGGCTGGCGAAGTGTCACCAATCAGATACCAAATCATCATGGTGATCGAGAAACGTTCTTCACGGCTGCGCGTTTGGTTGTCGGGCAAGTTTGCAAACTGTTGGTCATCGCCAGCACTGGGGCCGATGACAACTAGCGAGTTCGGCGGCTGCCCGGTGGCTGGCGTTCCGTAATGAATTTCCGGTTTACGCAACGCAACCGTGTTGCCGGCAACGGTGATTGTGGCCGGAAGGTTAGCCAAGGCGGCCGGAAGAATTGTGTCTTGAAGTGCGGCCCGCACGTCAGGAATGATTGTGTACGCCATCAGGCAATACCTGGCACGGTTGTTTCATTGCCAGCCAAGAAACGTAGCCGCGCCATCATGGCTTCGGAAATGCCCGAAGTTGCAGCTGGGCTAAACGATCCATCTTGGAACGAGGCTTGGCCGCCCTTGACTTGGCGCCACATGTATTTGACAAGTTCTTTGACCATGAAGCGCACATTTTCGGGCGGGTTAGTTCGGCCAGCGGTGTACGAAATTAGAACCGTGTTGACGCCAAGGCCCGAGCCGTGGCCGATCATGCCGAAGTTGTACGCCAGGCTTCCAGTGCCACGTCGAGTAATCAGGCCGCGAGTGTACGAGTCAATTGAGTAGCCGTAATTGTCGGTGGCGTAGCCAACGGGTTGCAACGTTAGTGTGCGCTGCTGTTGGCCGACCATTTCAGTGATCGACTCAACACTGATGATTGGTCGGTAATTGGTCGTGATTTGCACTGAGCCAGCCGCGTGACCTTCGCCAACGATCGTGCGAGGCGTAATTGGCCCAACGATCGACTCAACTACGGGAATGGCAGTAGCGAGGAACGCGGCAAGTTCTGCATCGTCGTATGAGCCGACAAGCGACAGGTGCGCCTTGATCTCGTCGAGGGTGACGATTGGGGCGACTGATGGCAGAACATTGAATGCGCCCGCATAATTGCTGGCATTGGTTCCAGTGGCTTGGAAACGGTACGTGTGATGACCAACAAGGGTTGGCGTGAACGTGTACACGTATGAGCCGGTGGTGGCGTTAGTGGGCGTGTATGGGCCAACGCTTGTGCCATCGGGTTGCACGATGGTGACCACAACAGTGGTTGCGTTGGCGGCAACGCCCGTTGAATCGGTAACTGAAACCGATAACGGAACTAGATCGCCAAGTTCATACGCTGCCATTAGTTAGCCTCGCGTGTCTCATGCTCAAGGTCGTGCAATTGCGTTATTTGATTGCGCAGCTCGTTGACCTTGATTTTGTCGTCGGCTTCAATCGCGGCGGCCAGTTCTTCGCGCAAAGACTCAATGCTCACGTTGTTGTCCTTGTCTGCTGGGGCTAACACGCTGCGATCTTCGCGCGTAAGAAATTGGAAACGTTCGAAATGTTTGCGGCCAAGCCAATAGCGTTTGCGATGCAAAAGTTGCACGCCGGTATGGGCCACCATTGGAAATCCGAGGTCGTGAACTTGGCGGCAAAAATACATATCCTCGCCAAACCATTGCTGCCCAACGGGCAGGTCAAGGAACCAGCACCAATGCGGGCCTTGATGTTCGGTGGCGCGTTCTTGAATCGCTGCCAACACTGAACGATGAACCAAAATGCAACCCGTACCAGCGGCCGTAATCGGAATCACGGCGTTCTCGGGGTATTCGGTAATTGGAAAGTATTTGTTGCCCTCGGCGTCGCGGAAAATCAGCGGGACGGGTTCGGGGTAAATATCTGGCCCATTGGCTGCGCCGTAATAAACGCCAGCCACAAACGGGCGCAATTTGTCATGCGCGGTTTCAACAAGCTTGTCGAAATCGGCAACCGTAATCGCTTCGTCGCTGTCGATCATAAACAGCCAGTCAGCGTCAGAGTCCATAAAGTTTGCGGCGATCTCATTGCGCGCTCTCGACAACAAGCCGCCGGCTTCAATGCGCAAAATGTTAGAAATCAAATGTGCGCGCTTAGCGAAAATTTCCATCATTGACAGGGCAAACATGCCATCAACGACGCCTGGATCAATCCAGCCAATGACGATCTGGTGTTTACGGTGCATTGTATTTTCCTCCGGGGATGCGGAAGGCCCCACACCGGAGGGATGCGGGGCCTTCCTAACCCGACGAGCAAAGCCGGGCTGATTGAATCCGTAGAACCTTACGGTTCTAGGTGGTGTTACAGGCTGGCCTGAACCATGCCGGTGCCGAGGATGACCGAGGTCGAGGAGGCGTACCGATCGGGAATGAGAGCCGTGTAGCCAAGAACGCGGAACAGGATGCTTGCGTTGTCGGCGTAGGTTGCATCGAATGATGCGGTTTCCAGCTCGGTCTCGTACAGCCAAATATCATCACGACGAAGAACGAAGATGGCGTCCTGGTTGGTTGCCGAGTTCATCGTTACCGGAATATTCGGGTCGAGGTAGACCGGAAGGCCTAGCAGATTGCCAACTGCGCCCTCTGCAATGGGTTCGCCAGTTGAGGCAATTGCATTGAACGAAGTGGTGTCTGCAGCAGGAACGACCAAGGGGCGTCCGCTGGAGTCCAACGTTTCCAATACCTGATTCCAGCGATCAGGCCTTAGCACGATTGCCGTTGGTGCCAAGTAGCGGTTGGACTCAACCGAGTTCTTGGCGCGGATGATTGCGTTGTACAGCGAGTTAGCCGAAGTGGTGGCGTCGATGACCTTCGGGCTTGAAGTAGTGAAGGTGATCGTCGTCCCAGCGCCAGCGAGGCCGCGAAGCTGGCCGTTTGAGCCAGTTCCGTAGAGAACCTGCTTGTCGAGCTGTGCAGCGTAATCAGCGGCAAGGTCCTGAAGGATGATGCGATCGAACGGAATGCCGCTCTGGTCGATCAACTGGCGCGAAACGATCTGCTTGCCGGCGATCATGGTGATACCCGACGAAACCGAAGTGCTGGTCAGCGCAGTGTCGGTCAGTGCGCTGTTCTGTGTGGCCTGAACGCCAGCACCTGAACCGCCCGAAACCTTGGGCAGGTTGATTGAAGAAATGCCCTTGGGCAGAACTTCGTGATTAAGCAGATCAGCCATGACGCGGTGGGGACGCGCGAGAGCAACGTAGCTTTCGGTGATCCACAAGGGCGGTGCGAAAACGCCACCCTGCGTTGCGGTGACCGAAACGAGGTCTCCGGCGCGAGTTTCCTGCGAACGTGCCAGGCGTGAACGGGCTTCAACATCGCCTTCGGCTTTGGCGCGGAACACGTCAACGAAGAACGAGTTCTCCGAGTCTTGACGGTAGACAGGGTTAGCCTCGGCACCAACGGTGACCGATGCGGTCTCGGTGGCGCGAGTTTCGACGCGATGCGCGGCGGCGTGAGCCTCACGAACCTCGGCTTCTTGCAATTCGGTGATGCGCTCGTCGATCTTACGAATCTCGGCGAGGGTTGCATCAAAATCGGTGTTTTCATCGGCGCTGAGTGAACGGCTTTCCGTTTCAGCGGTAGCAATAAGAGCGTCAAGCTTCGCCTTCATGGCGGCCCGCTGCTCCTTGAACTTGTCAAGCATGAGTTTTTCCTTTCAGGTTTTTGGGTAGGTGACTGCCGTGATGCGGGCACATGGCAGGGCACCGGAGACCTGAAAGGTGGCCGGGGGGCTGGTACGTGCGAGGCGTTACGGGTCGTGCGGTGTTGCTATGTCAGATGGCTTGCAACTGACGCTTACGAAGCTCAAGCAGGTGACGTGCGGCGCGCATGGGGTCATCCATGCCGTCCAGTGAAGTCATGCCGTCCATTTCGTCTTGCTCAAGGTCGGGGTTAGGAATCCCGAGATATTCGGCAATGTCGTTTTGCGCAGCGTCAACGATCGCGTCAACTGCGGCAAACGTGGCCAGCGCACGGGTAAGCACTGACACAATTTCTTCGTCGCTTGCGGCGCGAGATTCAAGGGCGCGCAATGCGGAAGTCACAGCATCGACATGAGAACCACCAGCGCGCATACCCACCGACGTGGCCGGGTTGGCGGGGTAGGTGACAACCGAAACATCGCCATCGTTGAGATCAAGTTGACGAAGAACGCGGCTGCTCATGTCGCTTGACCATTCATCTTGAATGGTGCGAAAACCGAAACTGGCCTGATTCAAATCGCCGCGCATAACCTTGGGCATTAGCGATTGAACGTCAGGGTCTGAACCGTCCAAGGTAGCGCGGAACATTAGCCCTTCGCTATCGGTGGAAAGTTCAAGGGTTCCCGAAGTTGTGCGCGCAAGCGGCAGACCTTCATGGTTGATAAGAAGTCGAACGTCAGGGTTGCGGCCCAAGGTTCGGTTGAACGCTTCGGGCGCAACGCTTTCTGAATACCAGCCCATTGAGTACGGCTGGTTAAACGTGCTTGCATATCCGGTCAACATAGGCGCAGTTGAATCTTGGCGAACCTCAAGATTGGAAAAGGCCATTCGGCGCTCTTGCAACTTCATGCGGGTGCATTCCCTTCAGTGGGTGTTGTGCCCTCTGGAATCGGTGTTACTGGCATTGACTTGGCGGTGCCCATCGGCGACACATCAAGAGGAACCAGCGAAAGCATGTTTTTCTGGTCATCGGTCAACGGTGGAAGATCGTTCATGGCTCGGGCCTCATCGGGCGTGAGCTGCTTAGATGCGATACCAATCGCGGTTGCCTTCATGCGGGTTTCAAGGTCAGTGCGAAGCAGAACCGACGTGTCGAAACGAGCGTGCTTGGCGCCTGGCAACAACGGACGAAACGCGGCTTCAATTCGGGTTAGCCACGACTGCACCGAGTAGGTCAAGAAGTCAATTGATCGTTGCTCTACGTTGGCGTAAGTCATTGAGTTGCCGGCCTCGGCCGCAATCATTTCCGGCGGCACACCAAACACGCGCGCAATTTCGGCGGTGCCATATTTCTGCGTAGCCAAAAATTGCGACTCTTCAGGGCTGATCTGAATTTGTTGGTACTTGATACCAGCGCCGAGAATTGCCGGTTCGCGTCCCTTAACCGCCGACAAGAACCGCTCTTTAATGGTGAGCGCCTGTTCTTGATTAATTGGCTGATCGGTGGAAAGAACCGAAGACGGGTGAGCGCCATCGCGGAAAAAGCCGTAAGCGAAATCGCTTACTGCCAGATCGGTGGCCACTGATCGTCGAGCGTATTGAATTGGCGATAAACCTTGATTTGCGCCGGGGAATCTGTACGCCTTGAAATGAAACACATCTTCGTTGGCAATTTGCACGCCGCCAAAAATGTAAGCATTTTTGCCCGTTTGGCGATCAACGCGCATGCTCACAGAATCCGGTGATGCCAGTTCAATTTGCATAGGGTAACCGAGTTGATCGCGTCGAACAATGCGCCCATACGTGTTGCCGCGCAGCAATGCCGAAACCATCAACTGATACATGAAATCGGGCATTGATGAATCAGCCGACGGTTGCACAAGTAGCGGCGGGTCAGGAATCGGCGTGCGAATGCCATCCCGATACGTGTAAGCCGTAAGAGGCATCATCGACACCGTGTCAGCCAGCAAACGCACACAAGCCCACACAGCCGAAACTTGCATGGCTGAATCAATGGATGGCGCACCCGCACTAGGGCCGTAAACGCTAGTGCCGGGAAACGGCGAAGCGATTGGTTCAACAGCCCATGATCGAGTTTCCGAACGCTTCAGAAGGCTCATGATTGCGCCCAACCAATTAGGGCCAGACTAAAACCGGCTGCAATAACGGCGGCCGGAACCGAGATCGCAGCGAAGCCGCACACGATCAGCACAAGGCCTACGACCTCGAGGGCTGTCGTGATGAAGGCGCGCACGTTCACAGGTGGTTCCTTTCACCAAACACTGAGGGAAACATCAACAGGCGGGGCAGGTAGTGAGATGGCCCCGAACACGGCAAGAGTTGCCGCGTATAACGGCGAAATGTCAGAACGTGAGTCTTTACGAATCCACACCCACTGATCGGCAACTGCTTTGCGTCGAGCTGCCGTAACCGCAATATCTAGACCGGGGTGCGCGCCATGACTTAATCGGCCATTAACTGCCAAATCTCGGAACGCTCCACACGCTGCAGCGATGTCGGCTTGCGCCAATATGACCGGATCAAGGCCAGCGCGGCGCATATCGGGTAACAAAACCGCCGCCGGAGATTTGGGCGCAATAACGAAACGCCCATTCCAGCGTTCGGCTAATTCCAGCATTCGAGCAATCACCCAGTGAGAGCCAGGGCGATGTTCGACAATTTCAACTTGGGCGCGATCAAAACCGAGGTCACCGGCTGCCGCGATAGCGACCGACTCTAAATCTTCGGAAGCATCAACAGCGAAGACGACTGGCTCGGGCATTGACTGAACTTCGCCTTGCTCAAATCTGCCAGCCAGCCACAACTCTGGTGAAATAACAGATTCGCCCTCATCATTGCGAACCGGAATGTTCAGATAAGCGCGTTTGAATTCGGCAAGTTCCATTTTTTCAAATTCAGCCGCCACGGCAGTTTCAGTTACGTTGCCATGCCCGAGGGCTGGCATACATGACCACCACGTTGCCGGGTCGGCTGGATCATCATCAGGATGTGCCGACCATTCAAAGAACGCGGTCATGCTTCCCGGTTTATTCACATTGGTTCGACCCTGCGCAACTTTGCGCGCCAGATAAACCGACGATTCAGTGCCCGCGGTTGAAACTGTCCACTGTTGCGGCTCAGGTCGAGTAATCATGGCCGGCGAAAGTGATTGCTCCACGCGGTCATCGACCTGGCTAAATGCTTCGTCAACAATGCCCAAGTCAACTGTTGAACCGTGACCTGATTTTTCAGTATTCGACAACAAGCCGTGACGCGAACCGTTCGACCACATCCAAGCTTCGCGGCCCGAATACAACCGCTGATTCACAACGGCTTTAAACGGCGAATCTTGCAAGATGCGCCACCAGTCATCAAACATTTTGCCAATGGCGTCTTTGCGGGTCTGCGCGGCGTAAACGATGTTTTGACGTTCACCCATGCCTAAAGCGCGTTGAATGGCCACCGCCAAAATCAACGTTGACTTGCCCGACTGGCGGGGCACCGTCAAAATCACTTCGCGGTACTTAAGCCGACCCGTGTCGGGGTTTATCTCAAGAGCAATATCGGCAACAAGGCGTTGCCAAGGCATCAGGGGCGTGCCAAGTATTTCTGCAATCTCGGCTACACGGCCGCCATACGTTGCAGAGTTGGGATCACGATTCGTCGCGTACCGGGGCTGACAATCGGCCAACAAGGTCGGCGAGTTCGTCATCGACGGTGCCCTCACCTTCAAGCTCGGTTAGCGTTGCGCGCAACTCTCGGGCAACGGCTGCAGTTGCCATGCCCGCGTCATCATCCAATTTGGACGCCAACACAAGAGCTGCAGCGGCAAGGCCAGGGTGAGCGATTGCACCAGGCAGGCCAGCAATTTGCGCTTCGACTGCTTCCCGAACTGTCATTTGCGCCCCCAATTGCTACTTTTAGTGATTTGCACGTTATTACGGAAAGTAACTGACTTTTGGTTGACTCTTTGCCATTTTGGGCATGAAATCGGACATTATGTGCGAAAGAGTCCCCCCAAAACGCCATTCTGGAGTTTTGTCAGGAGATCGGAAGAGC